TACTCGACTGCCACACCACTGCCGCCCACAGGCTGGTTGTTCTTGTCCACCACCTGCTTGGCCTGCACAAAAGCCTCTTCGCGTTCGTACCGCTCGAACTTGCCGGTGGCCAGGAAGGCGGCCACGTTCGCGTCAGGCACGAACCCGGTCTGGCCGCGCAGCCAGCTCTGCTGGGAACCGGTCACGGCGGTCTCAAACCAGCGCTCTTCGGGGCCAATGAATCGAATGGTTGCCATGTGGGCCTCTCAGCAAATGCGAAGGCCCGCACGCGGCGGGCCTGGGTGATGTGGGTGGCTGTCTGTCAGCCGTACAGCTTGTGTGGTTGCAGCAAGTGCTGCGCGGCCTTGGGTGGCTCCGCCGTCTCGCGGTCGGCGTACAGGGCACCCACCGTCAGCAGCACGGCCGACTTGATCAGGTCGTCGATGACGATGCCCGCGTGCGTCATGCGTGCTGCGGTCTGCGCCTTCTGGTAGTCCAGCTCGGCCGCATCGAGGGCGATCGATGCCTCGGTCTCGTCAGTCAGCACTGCCGCAGTGTTCACCGCAGCGATGTAAGCCGTGGTGGCGGTGGAAAGCTGGCCCGGCACGGCGCCGCGAGCCGTGGACAGCGCGCTGGCATCCGCGTAGATGGTGCGGCCCAGCCATTTGGCGGACAGGATCTCGGCCGCGTTCAGGTGAGCCTGGATCAGGGTGTTCTCGTCGTCACCCGTGACCCGCAGGTGAAGTTTGGCCTCGGCCAGGGTGACGATGCTCATGGTCAGTCGGCCTTGACTTCAGGGGCGCCGGCTTCGGCGGCAGCTTCGGGGGCTGCCTGGGTGGCGGCTTGCTCGACGGGCTGCTCGACAGCCTGCTCAGGAGCCTGCTGTTGTGCCTTGCCTTCCTTGACCGCTTTGGCCCACTTTTCATCGGTGGCCACGCGGATCAGATCTTCGTCCTCGGTCTCGATGACGTCGTCCTTCTTGTACTCGCGGATCTCGACATGGCGGTGTGCCCACGAGAAATCCTTGATGGCTTTGAGTTGCATGCTGTTCTCCAGAAACGAGAAAGCCCGCCATCGCGGCGGGCCCTCTCATGGTTTGCGTTCAGGCGTCAGATCACGATGCAGCGATCTTGAGCAACTTGATCGCCTGCGTGTTCCGGAGCTTCCCGCCCACACGACGGCGCACATAGAACTTCACGAAACCGGGCGTGGTGATCTCGTCGCGGGTGATGCGCATGCCCACACGGTCGGCGATCAGGTAGCCTTCCTTGAAGTCGCCGAAGGCCAGGGGGAAGGCGTTGGCAGCCACCACCGGCATGTCTTCGGCTTCGACCACGCTGTAGCCCATGAAAACGTCCGGCTGACCAGCGGCGACAGCGGGTTGCCACAGGTACTGGCCGCTCGTGTCCTTGTACTTGCGCAGCGAGGACAGCACCAGCTTGTTGGCCACCCAGTTCGCGTTGCGGCGATAGCGGGCACGCAGGCTGTAGACCACGTCGTACAGCGTGTCCAGGCTGGTCGGCATGGCCGAGGCCTGGCCCGAGGCGATGTACTGGAGCGTGCTGAAAGCGCGCGAGCTGTCGGCGGTGGCCAACGGGGCCGGACCTGCCAGGAAGCCGGTGGGCTTCTTGGTGCCGTTGCCGCTGACAAAGGACGCGCCTTCACCTTGACCAATGGCCTCAGCAGCCGATTCGATCAGCCAGTTCTCCACGTCGAAGAACAGGTCGTCAATGGACTCTTCCGAGGCCTGGGGCTTGGCCGAGCCCATGCCAAACGTCGGCGCGCACTCCGCCAGATCAGGGGTGTTGGTCTGGTTGCGAGTGTCGGTCTCGCCGACCCATTCAAAGCCGGCGCCGTTGATGTCGAACAGCTCCTTGTAGTCCGCGGTGCCCACGGTGCGCACGGTGGCCAGCTGACGAATCGGCGAGATGTCCACCGACAAGCGCGCGATCTGGCGCTCGATCTGCTCGGGCAGGGCGAAGCCACCAGCAGAGCCGGTCGAGCTCACCGTCTGAGTGGCGCGCTCTTCCCAGCCGGTGCCGTCGTCGCGGGCCTTCTGTTCCAGGGCCTGGGCCTTCTTCAGCTCCTTCTCGGCGCGGTACAGGGCGTCGCGGCGCTCGGGATTGCCAGGCTGGCGCACCCAGTCGAAGAAGGCATTGCGGTGGGCAACGGCTTCGGCCGACTCGCGCTGCTCGCGCTCACCGTGGCCCAGGCCGGGGCGGCTGGCCTTGGTGATGAGCTTCTCGATCTGGCCCTTCTCTTCCTGGAGCTTGTCCAGGGCCTGGTCCATCTTGGCCAGTTTGGCGTCGAGGTCACCGGTGCCGCGGCCTTCTTCGATGGCCTTGATGCGGGCGTCGTTGGTGCTGCGGTACTCGGTGATCGTGGTGTTGATCTCGTTGAGCTTCTTCAGCAGGTCGCCGATGGTCGCGTCTTCACGCTTCTCGTAGGAGGCGCAGTCGGCCATCTTGGCGTGCAGGGCAGCCACGTGCAGCGCCATCAGGGCGCCGATCTTGATCATCTTGGTCATGGTGTGAGTCCTTTCAGGATTTCAGGGTGTTCAGCAGCGCATCGGCCGCTTTCAGTGCGTTGGCGATGTCTCGAGCGGACTCACTCCGCTGTTGGCCCATCTTCATCACGCGCGACACGAATGCCGTCGCGTTCGACTTGCTCCAGCCTGCATCGCGCAGGAGTTGCTCGGCGTCTTTGGGTGCTGACATGTCGTCGACCGACTTGACGTTGGTCACGCGGGCAGCACCGTTGGCGGGGAACGTGACAAGCGAGACCTCCCACAGGTCGATCTCGGTGAGCGTGCGAATGTCGGTGTCTCGGTCGTAGGCCCACTGCTTGGACACGAAACCGATGGACAGGCCGTTGAGGGCGCCCATCTTGAGCAGCGCGTGCGCTTCCTTGCCAAGGACGGTGTCGAGCGCCAGCTGGCCCTTGATGCGCAGGCCCTTGGAGTCCTCGACCATCTCGGACCACACGCCAATCGGCTTGCCGCTGTCGTGTTGCCACAGCATGGCCGGCATGGTGCCCGTCTTCTTGTGCGCGGCCAGCGAGGCCTGGAAGGCACCCGCGGCGATCACGTCGTCGTAGCTGTCGCGCACGCCGAAGACGGAGCCATAGCCTTCGACGGTGCCATCGTCACCGGTGGCCTTGAGGTCGAGCGCGTAGGCGCGCACCTGGCGCCCACCGATCGCGTCTTTGCGTTCAGGCGTTCGGGTCATTGGTGTTTCCTTGGTTCGATGCGCCCGTGGTCATGTTCATCGGGCGCAGGTATTCATCGCCGCCGTCGCGTGGGTCGCGGCCTTCCTCGTCGCGCCACTCGTTGGGGCTCAGCAGACCCATTTCGATCATGGTTCGCGCGTAGACCGAGCGATCCTTCATCGACCCCATGCGCATGTAGCGGGTGTCGAACTCGGCAAACAGGGGCCCTGCCCCATCGAGCAGCATCTCGTCGATGCGCTGCGTCCAGGCCTTGTGCCAGGGCGTCAGGGTGTGGATCAGGTGGGCAGCGAAGAAGGCTTCCGAGCTGGCGAAGGTGCTCGTTTTGTCGGAGTGGCCGATCATGATCGGGAACACGTTGTAGGCCCGGCAGATCTCCTCGACCTGCATGCGCCGGGTTTCCACCGCCTGGGCATCCAGCGGCGTCGTGCCGGTGCTGATCCACTTGGCCGCGCGGTCCAGGATCAGCGGCAGTCCTGCGTTTTCGGCGCCGGCGCGCTTGGCGATCCACTTCGTCAGCCGGGTCTGCTGGTCATCGGTCAGGTTGCCGTCGACGGCGTAGACACCGCTGGGGCGCATGCCGTTCTTGTGCATGGCCTGGGCGCTTTTCTCGGTCGCCATGGCCAGGCCGATGGCCGAGGCGGCCAGCTTCACCGCGTTGAGCGCCTTGTGAAACTCCCACTGCATGTTGTGGATCACGAAGACGTCGTCGGCAGCAAAGTCGCCGATCACGCCGAACTCGTCCCAGCAGCGGTACCGCACCTCGTAGCGCGTGACGCGACGCACCTCCCAGTTGCCTGGGGGCACGGGGATCAGCTCACGCACGCGCCCGTTGCCGCCCCGGGTCTTGATGGACAGGGCCGAGCCAGTCAAAGCAGCGTGCGCGGTCATCATCCGGCGCCACTCCAGCGAGGTCTGCCACTCGTTAGGGCGACGCGAGAGCAACCGGTACTCGGGGATGTTCACCGCCTTCTGGCGGCGCCCATCGTCGAGCTCGCGGAACACGTGCAGGTCAGGCGTCGCGCAGCCGTCGGCCAGCACTTTGACGCAGGCCATGACGGTGGCCACCTGCAGCGCGGTCTTGTCGTTGACCACCATCCCAGCGACATTGCCCCCACCGACACCGTCGATCAGGTCTGCCACCTGGTCGTAGGTGAGCTGGGCTGCTTTGCGCCCAAAGAGTCGGTCGAGTAGCTTCACGGGTGGTCCCAGAAGGAGCGGCCTTTGCCGGCCGGGTTGAGTGCCAGCAGCTGCACCGCGTTGAACAGGGCCATGAGCGGGTCAATCTTGGCTGTGCCAGATGCCTGCTTGGTGATCGAAACCGCGTTGCCCACTTGGACGATCCGCGCATTGCCCACAGACCAGGCCATGAGGGGCCGGCCACCGTGTGCCAGCGTCTTGTTCGCGAGCTTTCGCTCGGCCGTCTTGATGGCGCCCTGCAGCTTCCAGCTCTGGCTGATGCCGACGATGTCATCCATCGTGACGGGGCCTGGATCCTCTTCGGTGCCCACCAGGGCATCCAAGATGCCGCCCAGCCCGTGCTGGTCGACGCCGATCTTGTCGAGCAGGCCCGCCGCGACCACCTGGGCCACGATGGCCACCAGCTGATCGACGTCCTCGCCCACGTTCTCCACCAGGGTCAGATCACCGTCCTTGGCGAACTGCTCGAAGCGCGAGGCCTCCGACTTGCGCCGTTCCAGCACGCTCGGGTGAGCCCAGGCATGCGCCCAGGTGAGCCAGCGGCCCGTATCTCGCTCGCGCCCAGCCAACGCCAGGCCCAGCAAGTCATCCAAGCCGCCGCCGTCAATCCCAACGTCCACCACATCGCAGTGCGTCAGGATGTGGTCGAGCGTGACCGAAGCGTCTGCAGCGCCTTCCCAAAAGTCAGCACCCGCCCAGCGATCCGACCGCAGGTTCAAGCCGATCTCGACGTTGCCGTGTTTGGCCAAAAAGTCGCGGAACTCTTTTTCGCCATCAGTTTTGGCCTTGATGTACTCGCGGTTGAGGTATTCCTCATCGACCGAGTAACCCAGGTTCGGGTTGACGATCCGCAGGTTCTCAAGCAGCAGGTGCTCTTTTCTCTCGACCATCTCCGGCGGGTGCTCGAACAGCACCGGCACGAAGCGCGGGTCGTTGATCTTGCCGTCGCGCACGTCGCGGGCGTACTGCAGCTTCTGCTTGAAGACGCCGGTGGGCGGCTCGTCGGACTGGGTGGTCAGGTAGACCACGAAGCCTTCGGGCCGACTGGCCAGGCCGCCCAGTGCCTCACGGAACATCGTGCTGGCGCCAGACTGCTTGCCGAACAGCCAGACCTCGTCCACCAGGGTGCCGACCGACTTCTTGCCCGAGACGGTGTTGGCGTCCGCGGCCACCACCTTGAGCGTCGCGTCGCTGTTGCGGTGCGTGATCGTCTTGATGTGCGTCTGCACGTGCATCAAGTCGCCCAGCTCGTCGTCGACCTTGACCATGTCCCGCGACGGCGAGAAGCTGTTGCCAGCCACTTCGATGGTGGGCGCCAGGATCGTGAACTCGGCCGACTGGCGCCAGTTCAGGATGAGGGCCGTCATCATGATTCCGGCCGCGATGGTCGATTTGCTGTTCTTCTTCGGGATCAGCACGAACCATTCGGTGATCAGCCGGCGGCCCGACGTGGCGTCATAGGCACCGAAGATCGAGGCCACCAGTTCGAACACCCAGGGGGCGCAGCACTCGCCAAAGGTCGGCGATCCTGGGGCGTCCACGATGCGCAAGGCCTTGAAGACCTCCAGCGCTTGGTCCGCTTGGTCGGGAAAGATCGGCGGCGGAATGATCGACCGGCCCGTCGTGATCCGCTCGGACCAGTCGAGGCATGCGGTCGACCATGTCGTCATGATTCTTCGTCGGCCTCGATCAGTTTGAACTTCTTGGTTACCGGAGCAGAGTCGATGCTTGAGGCATCGCCTGCGGCCGAGGCGAACATGGTGATCGTGAAGGTAGGCGCTTCGCCGCGCTCCAAAAGCATGCTGAGCTTGGTGATCCCATCAGGTAGATCCACGCAGGTCTTCAGCGCCTTGAGGATCTCCGCGTTGGTTTGCACGTGCTTCACAGCTTTTTCCCTCCGTTTGCGACCAGCCTGGGTGGTGCCGCCTGGCCAAACTTGCCCGAGGCTGCCGCCTTGGCCTTGCCGGCCGACTCTTCTTTCTTGCCGCCCTCGCCCTTTTTGGCGTGGAGGTACTGCGAAGCAGCAACCGCGGCGCGGACCTGGACGGTTGTGGCCGCCACCCTGCCCTGCATCACGTCGAGCAAGAACTCCAGCGGGTCCCGGGTCTCGACCTGCGGCGGGGGCGTTTCGGCCGGCTTTGGCTTGGGCTTGCGTCCTGCTCCAGGCCGAGCGCCGCCTGAGTTGGGGCGCGCGCCCCCGCTCCTGCCCTTGACGCCTGCCATTTGGTGATTCCTGGTGAAAGG